ATCGCTAGTAGCCGTGGCCGTAGTCAAAACCATCGCCACATGATCAAAATCATTAGCAACATCAAGGTCAGCGCCATTAACATTGATAACCGCCTGCTTGTCGTCGTCCGTACCAGCCTGCGTTAACTGCGTAATAGCCTTGCCGCTGATGTCCTTCGCGCCCGTTCCGCTGCTGTCAGTTGCCTGCTGCAACTTAAAATCAACAGTAGCCGAAGTACCAAGCGCGCCAACCATCGCGACAGCCATCATCTCGCTAAAATCTTCCATCGACGCCCAGTCACTCGTGAGCGCGCCGGCAGCGTTCGCATCCGGATCAATCGTGGCAACCACCGCCACACGTTCACTAGGTAGAGTAGCCATAATTCATTACCTCCTAGCCACTAATCGTTATGATAAACAAACGGGCTGACGGTATAGCTACCCTGCGGATCAGCGAGCGTAATCGCTGCGCTCAACCAGGGTTGTCCATCAAGCCGCATCAAAAATCGCCATGTACCCTTGTCAGTTGTAAAGGCCGCGTGCTCGCTAAACGCAATCGCAAGCCCCATCCGCTCGAACAACAGATAAGCACTCAAATCCGCCAGGATCACACCGCCGGCGTTGTCATCTTGCGGCAAATGCTCAGAATAAATGATCGGATATCCCAAAAGCGCGCCGCGCAGTGCCGCCGTCCAATCGACCATATCCACGTTAGAAGCCGTAAAGTTGTTGAAATCTGGAATAATCCCTGGATGCATCAGCCAGGCCGGCGCACCCCCCAACGGCTTAAATCGGCTCATCATCGACAGCGCGTCAGCCTCACCAAAAGCGTTGTTCGACGCCGGCGTAATCCCAATGGCACATGCCGCATTCAAAATACCCAGCGGCTCTCCGGCGCCAGTGCCCCGCACAATGTAATGCTCGATCTTCGCGCCAATTGCCACACTAAACAGACCGGTCAGCAATGCCTCAATCGCCTGTGGGCTATCCGCAATCAACTCGTTAGAAACCTCTGTGAAGCCGCCAACTTTGTTGACCTTCCACGAGATCGACTCAAGCGTTGCCTGCGTCTCGGTAATCGAACCACCTTCGGCTACACTAGCCGCCGTAACGCCGGCCGCCATAGCCGTATTGCCAGACCCAGCCGTCGGTGCCGCAAAATGATCCAATGCCGGAAAATCGCCGGCGTCACTGTTCACCGGAATGCGCCGCACACGCTGCGCAATCGGACTGTTAGCCTGCGTGATCTGGAGCAACTCATCGGAAAACTCACGCGGCACCAGGTACCCGCCCTGCGTACCCGTACCTTCCGTCATATCCTTCGTCGACTTGTAGACCTTCGTCAGCCGCTTAACATCGTTGCGCCGCACAGCCAACAGCCAATCGCCAAAACTCTTTACCTCTGGGTCAGTCGCCCCACCCGTATTGGTGTAGTAACCACCCTCCAGCTTTGGTGTGTTCTGCATATACTCCAAAACCGAGTTAAACCCAGTCGACAGCTCATCCATCGTCGTTTTCAGCGCATCAAATCCAGACACCGTCGCAGCGATGTCCGCTACTTGATTCTTTAGCCCGTCAAGTTCCGCACTGCTATCCGGTGCGACAGGAACCGCCGGCGCGGCAATAACAGGTTTCACCTCATTGCCAGCAACCACCCCAGCTTCAGCAGAAACATCCCCTTGAGCTTGTTCTACTTCATTGCCCATCGTAATATCTCCATTTTCATATCTTGTCTCAATAGTTATTGTGCTGCCCTCCGGAACAGTCACCGTCGCAGCGCCCGGACCGCTCTCAACTAGCGACCCCTCTGGCATAACCGCCTTTAGGCTTCCGTCCACCTCAGACAACGAACGCAACTCCGACACGCCGAGTGTTCTCGGCTCCGCCGGCGTTGGTGTTAACGAAAATTCAGCAACAGGCCACGATTTAATGCAGCCATCGCTCTTAATCTCAACCAAATGCGCCACCGCGCCACTCGACCAACCAAGTTTTTCCTGATCAATCAGTTCATTTATCGCGCCGGCATAAACATTGTATCGATCGATTTGCGCCTCAATCCACAGACCTATATCATCAACTTGCTTGGCATTCACACGGCCAATCGCAACCTTCTTGATCATCCCATCCTGCCCGTGGTCATAGAGCACCATCGGCGTCTCAGTAACCCGATCAAACCAAAAGTCAGTGTCTTTTGTAAAGTAGTCGCCAACCAAGTCGCGGCCACCGAACACAACCCCGTAGCCACCGACGCGATATACATCCTTAGTTTGCCCGAGCAACTTAACACGAGAACCCGCCAACTTGCCGGCTGCATTCCTTGCCGCCAAACGAGCCCTTATCTGCAAAGACTTAGCAATCCACTCCTCAACCTTTTCAACCTCTTCCCATTCATCCCGCGCAGCAAACACAACAACATCGTCTTGCATCTCATAAGGCACACGGAAAAAGCGTTGCCGGCCGCTCTCGACAATCACGAAATCATCGAATACCTCAATAGGCCAAACATCATTGCTAACAACGGGCTCAGCCTGTTGTTGCTGCCCCAACTGATCCCAAACAGCCCCTTCAACCTCTCGCAACCGATCCGTCAAACTGTCCTGCTTGATACTGTTTTTCTCGCGTGCCTCAGCCATAAATCACCCCAAACAAAAAAGCGCCGATCTCAACGACTCCCCTGCCCTCGGGCTGTCGTCAAAATCGGCGCTCCAATTGGTCCGCCAGTTATATAATTGTTACACTATCTTCAAATCAAATAATCGTGTTGTTTTTGCAGATTATTTGGTCACGCTTGAACTAATTTTACTCACCCACCGGACCATTATCAAGCCGGCCTTCCCGATACCACTTCCGCAGCTCCGCCGTCCTCGGCGAAATCTCCAAGACCCGTTCAAGCGCATCAACTTCGTCAAGCCTGGCCTTTCGCAATGCCATCACCGTTTGATAGATTTGTCCTGACATGTTAATCGATATGTTGCCACTAGACTCGGGAATTTGGCGGCTCACAAGATTAGATTCAATTCCGTTGTTACCCATTCTTCAAGAACTCCGCTATTTCCTTCGTAGCATCCTCAAAAAATGATTCAATTTGTGGAATCTGAGACACAGCCACATCAACCAGTTTAACCCATCGGCCGGCGTGAATAGGCGCCTGCTTGTCGCCTATTACGTTCGGCGCATATACAACCCGTGAACCAACAAGACCGCGAACTTCTTTCGTGATCGATTCAACCTTACCCGTTATACTCCGGCCCAACGTGCCTGTCCTGCGATACGTGCTGTTAGACGGTGGAGGTGGATACTCGCTGCCTTTTTCCGACACCAGCAATACAGCCTTATGCATGGCCTTCTCCGCAAACTTACGCGCGTCCACATTGGCCAGCCGATCTCCTAAGCCATGATCATTGATCGTAATCGCGTTATCAGCCATACCCTTTGTTTTCTAAATTCCAGTCAAATTCAATGAACTTAGCCGGCAGATCCCCAACTAGTGTAAATGTTGGTAGAAGTGAAGGCAACGGGTTGCCTTCGGGCACATCTGGCAAATCATCATGGCTGATGATCAACTCAATTTCCCCTAAAGGCGCTCTCTCCCCCAAACAAGCCTCAATCTCAGAGCCTTCAGGAAATGCCAGCGCATCAAGAATCAAGTGCGTAGACACCTTAACTATGCAACGTTTCATTTCTCTTCCGTCTTAATCCATCTATACATGTCAATATCTAACCCATAGTCCTTCACGACTTTGTGTTCTACGGAACCTTCATCCAAGAGCTGTTTCAATTGATCGTCATCATGTTTTCAGCCACTTATTTCGTTGCCCGTAACACCTGAAATCGCCAGCCGTTCCACAAAGGCAAATATCGATTACTGGAGATATTTGGCCGGCGATTAAAGCAAACGCCTAGACGAATTGAGCTACACCGAATCCATACAAAGTTCGGGCCTGCAATCCCCCCCAAATGGACCGACAACAAAATTACGCACTGCCTACCACCCTCGGACTAATCCAGCACCTGCAACGTGGATGCGCCGGCGGAGCCATCACCTTCCCAATCTGCTTCGCAATCTTATCATCCGGATGCGTAAACTTTCTCTTGAATCCCACAACCATGTTATCAAACGGCTCGCAGATCGGACATACCCGCTCGTCCCGAACCGTGCGCCAGACCTTCGCCTCAACAACACCGCTCTCCTGCCACGCCCGCATGTTCCCCTCAGCGTACACCCGCGTGACTTCTGTGCTGGCTATCAATTCAGCACGCTTCTTCCCAAATGTAACCGCCAACTTATCTTCCAAGACGGGCAATGGATCGCCGCTAGCTATCCAGTTAGAGATAGCCTGCCGTGTCTGGTTCCGGGAAGTTTTGGTGATTCCTTTCACCAATTCACTACCATGACTGCGTGCCCATTTGAGCACGCCTTCATTCACCAAGCTAAAATCAATCCCAATTCCCAACTCCTCCAATTCTGCTGCGGCATTCTCGACGCCATTTTGTACGCCACGCTCCAAGACAGGCAAAACTATCTGATTCATTTTTCTTCCAAAGTCACGGAACACGGCCCCGACTGTTCGCGTTGCCGTCTGTATCTGCGCTTCTCTCAAAACTGCCGGCAACACTTCGTCATTCCAGTAAGTTAGCATTAACCGTTGCATCTTGCGTTCAAGTTTTCTGCGTTCATCAGCATCAGGTGGATCACTCGACTTAAGGATAGCCGGCCCAGCTATGGCCA